CAAGAACCAGGATTCTTTGATGCATAAGTAAAGTTTGTTGCTTCTGAATGATTTTGTATATAATCATCATAGTTGTCTATTCTATCAGCACCAGTCAATGTTGCTGCTGCTTGTCCAACACCTGCATTTGCATTTGCTAGAGTTGTTCCTGCAGTTCTTACAACCTTTAGGATTCCTCCATAGGAAAGGTAAGATGATGCTGCCATCCAATATTCATACTGTGCATCAGTACTCTTTGGTTCACCAAATACATTTATTAAATCTTGTTCTGTTGTAATGTCTGTTGCTTCATCTACTGGTCCAATTGCAAATGGTCCTGCAATCGCTCCAATGTTATCCAACACATTATCAGCTCTTCCTACCGTTAGGTCAACCTCCCTTACCAGTACGCCAGGAGATAATTGAGGAGTTGCCATGTTTGTTTCTCTCCGAAATAACTCTATTTTATCTGAAAATATTTATCACAATATGCATTTTCAGATGGGGAAACAATAAATGAACAGTTTTACCTATACTCCCACATATAAGAAGTATCACCATATTCGTCTGTATGCCATCTATCTCCACTCGAATCTACAAAACTTTCTTCACTATCCAAACCATCAGTCATAAAACCAAATGGTGCCATATCCTGTTCTATTTGATTCTTTTGTTCATCATATAATCTCTTTCGTACATCTTGGTCTGTAAGTTCTTTAAAATAATCACACTGGACTAACCATGCATATATGACAAGACACATTGCAAGGTCATCATGACATCCTTCTTCTGCTTCAAAAGAATTATTTTTCTGAATGAATGTTGTTAATTCACTCATAATGTCATAGTCACACATTAAGAGTTTATCTTCTTCTATTAAAGTTTTTAAATTAAGAGACCCAATCTTTTTAACTGTCTTGGACATCTTAACTCCAAGTTGAGTCTTCTTACCAGAGAATCCTTGACCAACAACTTGACCTGCTCTACCTCGCATAGAACACATCAATAAATTCTTATACTCTAAATCAAAGTTTAATATAGATGCAACTTGATCTCCAATATCATTTACCTCACATAAAACAAATGCATCATTATAATTTATACCAACCTCTTGGATAATACTAGGGAAGAGCATTGGTTTAATATCATTATTTTTATACTTTGCTACTACTGAATGAGGGAACTCTGTAATATCAACTACTACAAATGCAGAGTAATCTTTTCCTACTCCTCTAGCAACGTCCACTGCCATTACATAATCATGGTCTTTTGTAGGGTTTACATATACATCTAAACCAGCACTTGTAGTTTCTGGTTCTTGATAAACCATACTCCTTAACTTACTAGGAGCAATAAGAGTATCAACAGATCCTAAAAACTCACACTCAAACTCAATCTTAAACTGCTGCTCTGAGGTGTTGGCAATTGTTTGTCTTTTCCATTCAGAATCTCTACCAGGAACTTCTGACCAATGTACATCAGTAGGAACATAGTCATTTTGCCCTCTTTCTGCGTCGTGCCAATACCTATAAAAATGGTTCATCCCGTGAGGGGTAGAAACCATTATGACTTTCGTACTTTTACCAGAAGTAATAGTAGGATAAACAGAGGCAAAAAACGAGTCAGCAATATGATTTGGAACGAATGCAAACTCATCCAAAAACAAGATATTGAATGACATTCCTCGAACAGCTGAGGCACTAGTCGAAGCAGCCAGGATTTTGGAACCATTTTCTAACTCTAAACTACCCTTATTCCAAGATATAATACCTTGTTGCATCCATTTAGGCAAGTTCTCATATGCAGTTTGTAATCTACCTAACAAGTCTCTGGCAGTTGCTGCTTTGTTAGCAAGAATACCAATGTTTACATTATCATTAAACACTGCATAATGTAAAAGGTATGATACCGACGTTGTAGACTTACCAGTCTGCCGAGGCATCTTGCATATATTGAATCTATTCTCGTGGAAATTTTTAATTAATTTTTGTTGAAAATCATAAGGTTGGAAAGGAACTAAACCTTCATCCAAACTTACAATCTTTACATGTTGTTGTGCAAAATATACGGGATCATTCTTACATGCCATGAACTCAAGGATTTGTTCCTTAGTAAATTCAATCGATGTATTGGCTTTCTTTAAATTAGGATTACCAAGATAAACGTCATCATAACCAGTTATAGGCATAATAATTAATTAGATACTTGCAATAAAGGTTCGCCAGGATTGTAATTAGAAATTTGATAATTCCAAAGTTTGCAACCAGGATATACTTTTTGAAGTTGTGTTAGTACATCTGTGCGAGAAGGTTTTTTCGTTTGTGGGAAAAACATCTGCAACATAAAGTTATTTCCTCTCCATCTCAAATATGTATCTACAATCTGCCCATTTCTTATTATAGGAAGTTTCTTTGCTTCTCCTAACTCCTCCCATTCAATACCAGACTTTGGTGAAACCATTGGTTCTGGTTTAATTAAATCTATTACTTCAAATGCAAGATTTCCATTTGCATCTTCTACTTTAACAGATTCTTTAAATTGTTTAAGGGACTTCATTTCAAGAACACAGGTCTCCGTATGTATTTAGGGTACCCAACGTGTTACTACTAACTCTATATTATTTTCAGTATCTCTAGTTTGTTTCTCTATCTCAAATCCCTTCTCTTTAACTTCTCTTTTTACTATCTCCATTGCATATTCTTGTGTTATTTTTTCAATCATTCTATTAGGTGGAACTGAATGCTTCCAAGTTTGAATGTCAGTAACTAACTCATATGTTTCTGTTTTAGGGTTTAGTCTAAAACCAATATCAGAACCCAATGTAATATCACACATGACTTTTTCATGTTCGTGACCAATAGGATTTTCTAACTCTCTACTAACATCTACTGGAAGTCCTATTACCGATAATGCTTTTAATAACACATCACGGTCTTTTAATTTAGTCTTGATTGTGCTGAAGTGTGACATTTTCTGATATAGTGTTAGTTTGGTAGAATTCAGGTTTGGGTTCCATATAAACAGAAGTTCCAAGTTTCTTTTCTATGGATTCGGTTATTTTCATACAACCATTTCCAACAACACCACTTACTTCTTCAAGTACGGTGCCATCTTGACGTATAGTGAATTTAATAGTTTGTTGTGCCATTTGTTACATAATAAGGTTAATTTATTTATTCTCCTCCTCCACCACCTCCATTTCCACCACCATTACCGCCACCGCCATTTCCATTACCGTTTCCATTGCCGCCATTACCATTTCCGTTACCGTTTCCATTCCCATTAGAACCATTCTTTTTAGAATCATCATGGTCATGTGCTAGATATCCACTTCTACCTACATGATAACCACGGGGAATTGTTTTACATTTCTCATCTTGGAAACACCAATACTTTCCATCAGGACATTTTTGTGCTTCTTTCGCTTCACCCATGAATTTAGAAAAACTTTTCTTTACGTGATCTTGTGTATTCTTATCCATTAGATTAGTGTATTCGTCTGATGCGTTTACCATACTATCTATTTGATTGAGATTTAACTTCTCTACAGGATAAATGCTTGAAAATCTCCATTTATTAAGTCCTGATTCACCAGGTGTTTGAAAGTCCTGTGATAGTAAATCATTATCTCCTCTAAACAGTTTTAAGTCAACCCCTGCAAGAGGACCAGCAGCAGGTGCAGCATTTGTATATCCATTATCTCCCACACTCATCGTAGGTTCTTCTTTTAAAAAGTCCCTAAAATTCTTCATAATCCTATTATTGTAAGTGGATCTGATGTAACAGTTGCTATACCAGTTGCACTTAATTTAACTCTATTACTTTGAAAATTTAATTCTTTCATATTACCAAGGCTCGTTCCATCACTAGCAATACCAACTTGCCCAGAACCATTAATTTGACTCAGAAGTCTAGGCATTTGCTGTCTCCAATACTGAAAGGAGAACTTTTAATGTAGTATTTGCACCTGCTTGTGCAATTATTGAATCATTAGTTTCTAATACTAATTTACCATCCAAAGGAATATATGCATCATTGACAGGCACACTTGCCTCATTAATAATTTGAGTTGTTGTAGTACTTCTCTTATGTGACATTGTAAGAGTTGTAGCTGCAGAAGCATAGTTAGTTACATGTGCATATAAAATAATTCCTGTGTAACCAGTAGGTGCAATATACACTGTTTGACTTCCCGTAGTAAGTTCTATTGTATATGTTTTAAATCTGTTTAGTGCTAATGCCATATTAACTTAATGCTAGGATAAATGGTGTCATTTCTGAGAACAAACTCTTACTAAAAGATCGTCCACTAATTGTACCAGTTTCTTGGTTGATTTGCAAATCATCACCTATTCTAAAATTACCTGCTTGGTCCGTACTGGTATAAAGAACCTTACCACCATCTGAAGTAACAACTTCATTAGATTGATTGGTAACACCACCACGTTTTGGTGTAGCAGTCACAATCTGATTACCTGCTCCAACATATTCAAAGGTATGCGAACTAGCAACAATTCTACTTCCTTGTGAGAAGTATGCTGTAGAACCAACTCCAACTGAATTGAGTAGATTGGTAGCAAGTGTTAATGTAGAAATACCTGAAGATACAGGTGTCGAACTATTTATTGTATAATAAAGTGATTCCATACTTGCCGTAGCAGTTGCTGTATTAGAACCTTCTTCAGGAGCAGAAATTGTTATAGAAGGAGTTGATGTATATTGACTTCCACTACTAATAATTGTAATTGATGCAACACTATCACCTTCTAAAGTTGCAAATGCTGTTGCTCTTTCTCCATTAGGTCCAGAAGGAGCACCGACTGTTATTGTAGGAGTAAATGAATATCCCGTTCCACCAGACCCCACAGCGATTGTATTTACTTCTTTATACAATACATCAAAGAAGACTAATTGACCGTCATAGGGGCGGTCTACGTCTATCTTGGCAGTACCTCCTGAAACATATGTATGTGCAACAGTTGAGATGCCTACATTAACCACAAATGATGTTGCAGATGGGGTGGAATCTACATCAAAGATGTATGGTGGTTTGGATGGATATGTTTTACTTCCATATACACAAGTTACTCCAATTCCAGAAAGTGTAACTCCCATTCCTACTTGGAAATTATGTGCAGCAGTAGTTGTAACTGTTGCTATTCCTGATAGGTGGTCATATACAAAATTATTAATATTTAAAGTAGGAGTACTTACATTGACTTCCACAGTTCCTTGAGATATAGCACCAGTTGTTGTTACTATTCCACTATATTGTAAATCACTTACACCTCTAGAAATTAATCCAAAACTACCAAAACTACAATTACTATTTGCTATATCTGCTTGACCACCTTTATCGCAAGTGACTGCTTCGTTATTGCATATAGTAAACAGGGAAACTAACTGTGCAAATCCACCATTAGTAATAGCAACACCAACTCCACCCTGATTGTATTGGGTGTATGAGTCTACGTTCATAGAACTCAAAGACCTTGCTTGATCTCCATCAACATATAATCCAGTTCCTGTTGTTGTATCACTTGTACAGTTCTGAATATATGGTCCTTTCCATTTTCCACCACCTACATTTTCTGCTATCTCCGTAGTTGGGAAAGCAACTGCAGCTGCAGGAGCAAGATGACCAGTAAAAGTCATGTTTGCAATTTTAGATGCCTTTCTTACATGGAAGATATCACTTGTTGTATTGCTAGGAGTAACAGTAACTGTTCTTTGATCATCTCCTACAAGAGAAACAAATGCAGGAACTTCAATAGGATTTGCTTCCGCATATCTACCAGAAAGTATCTTAACAGTTGTGCCTGAATGAGCAGCACCAACTGCTGCCTTGATTGTTAAGAATGCATTATCAATAGATGTTCCATTATTAGTATCTTGACCATCTTTTGCAACATAAAGAACATTAGGTGCAGAGTTAATACCAGTTGCAGATGCATTAATAGTTACACCAGCACCAATAGAAACAGAAGAATCTGTAATTCTAACGGCAGATTCGCCACCAATTGAGATGGTATCATTTACACCATCAATAACAACAGAAGAACTACCAACTGTTAATATACCAAGTATTCTTGCATCACCATTAACTACTAAATCTTCTGGCCAAGTAGTTCCTGCTCCAACTTGCATTCTAGCAGCAGTTGCAACACCAGATACATTCCAGTTACGAGCATTTGTTTCATCATATATAAGGTCTCCTGCTATATCTAAGTTACCAGTAACTCTTGCATCACCTTGAACGTATAATGCTTTATTTGATTTTGCAGCAGTCGTATTGATACCTACGTTTCTTGTAGTATGAATACCAGTAGAACTAGATGCCCAAGTTCCACCAGCACCAGCACCACCAACACCAGGCATCCATTTCTTAAGACCTGTGTTCCACTTTAAAACATATCCATCTGTTCCTATTCCAGTACCAATACCGACATCTTCCATGTCGTTGATACGTACAGCACCACCGCCACCAAAGGTTGATAGTTGTTGCTGAACTCTATTAACAAATAATCTATAATGATCTGATAATTGATCAAGAGTTACATATCTCTTATCTAAAGGAGTTAATGGGTCAGAGTTATCAACACTAGGAGGGATATTTAAAAGACCCTCTGATAGAATTTCTTTTTGGTCAAACTTTTCTAATACTTCTTCTAATTGTCTTACTTTACCAGTAAGTTCTTTACTCTTTTCTGCTATTTCATCTACATTTAATTTCTCAACAACATCTTCAAATTCTTTACGAATTCCTTTAATATGTTTTTCGTTTACAGTAAAGTTAATCTGTAAATCTTTTAACTTACCTGATAACGTTTCCTCAAATTCTTCTACATTAGTTTTTAAATCACTATGATACTTTGTAGTACTTGTATCTAAATTTTCTTGTAATTCACAAATATTATCTGATAGATTAGTCTCTAATTCAGTAATCTTTTCTGCAAAAGACGTTAGAGTACTTGCATACTCCTCTAACTTTCTATCACTAGAAATTTCTCTATTCTTAAAATCACTTTTTACAGTGTCAGAAAGAACTTTAGATTCTTTAACAAGATTCTCAATTCTTATTATCTTCTCAGATAATACTTTATCAACTTCTGATTCTTTACCTTCTACTCTTTCATGAACAGCAGTGACACCAGTATCAAGTATGACAAGTCTCTCATCAAGAGTAACAATATCTTGTGCTAAATCTTTAAATAATTTGTTTATACCTTTTTCAGTCCTTATCTTTGATTCTGCTAAGGACTTTCTATGTTGCTTTACATCTTTCTCAATTCCTTTTATTTCTTGCTTATAATTCTCCTCAACAGTTTTTAATTTTTCTTCTACTAACTCCTCACTCTGAGTTAATCTATCTTCAGTCTTTAATTCAGTTTCTGCAAAGAACTTCTTATATTCTGGTAGTTCTTGTTCTACTAATGTCTTAACTTTCTCACCAATACCCTGAACATCTTCTCTAATACCAGAAAGGTTTTCTTCATTGATACCTTTAAGGTTATCAGCAATAGAAGATACTTCTGTTTTTAAATCAGTTCCTAAAGTCTCAAATACATCAGTTACATCTTCTTTAAA